TAATTCAGCAAATTTATCAATTTTTTCTTTATTATCTACACTCAATGTATCGTAATCAATTTCTATAATATCTAATTCTATAGGTAATTCTGCTACAATTAAAACATCAGTAAAGTCATGTATAGAATTTATAATGTTAACCGTAGAATGACCTCCAATTATTTGTAAAAAATCAGAATATATTGTCTTATATTCCGTAGACGCAGTTTCTAACCTAAGAAATCCTCGTCGAAAATCTGTCGTACCAACTGATACTGTTTCAATTATATCCGTTCCGGGAATAGCTTGTCCCATACTTACTGAAAATGTCATATTATATAAAGTTTATTGATGTTACATTTGTATCTAAAATAAAACCTGTCGGTGATAACAGATCCGTTATATTTGTATCTAATCCTTTACTAGCGCGAGTATTATGAATTCTAACATTATTTGTAGGAGTCCCGGCTGCAGTATTTAATATAAATGAACCAGATAAATCAGCCCCTGAATAAACAGAATTATAAACATTTAATTGTGATGTTGTACTAGTTTTCCAAATACCAGAAAACCCAGAGTTACCTATACTACCAGTACCTAAATTATGTAAATGACAGTTATCTATATATGTTACTGCATTTTGATTCACATTTATTATTGGATACTGTCCAGCAATTGAATATGTAGCTTCAGTGTTCCAATTTAATAAAGTACCATTTCTAAATACTACACGACTACTTTGTGCAATATATGCAATTTGAAAGTTACTTTTAACATCCCCATTAATGATAGTTCTGGAAGCTGCACTAGAACCTTGTGCGTGTACTGCCAATTGATTTTCCGCATATATATTACCATTAATAATAAGAGTCATCCAAGAATCACCCCATCTAGTAATGATTGCTGAATTAGTTCCATATGCAGTTGTACCAGCAGTAGGATCGGTATAAAAATTTCCATTAATAATCGCTTCGCCGCCTGCATTCGGATCACACATAATACTTTGTTTAAACCCTGATGGAATACCTCCGCCTGATTTTAAATAAAATCTAGGACAAGTAGCATGCATCTTACCAGAAAATTGTACAAATTTAAAATGTTGTGCATATGATTTATATTCTTCAGAAATTTCTACTACTATAGTACCACTACCTCTACAATATCCGGAATTATAAAATCCACTAGCATCAGCATCAACTTTACGAGCTTTAAAATATAAACTAGCACCATTTTGAACTTCGAACATTCCGCCCAATGCTATAATTTCATCACATTCAAATGATACAACGGTAGCAGCACCGGTTATAGTTACTATTTGAAATGAACTAGATGTAACATTGAATTTAGCATATCCTAAAATTTTTGTATCAGCTGACGTTCCGAAATCTCTGAATCTAGAATTACCTGTATATACAACTCCATACTCAGAATATATGTCAATATAATTAAATATATTAAGGTTTTCATCAGTATACGTACCTTTTCTTACATATATAAGAGCTCGGTTTGTGGATGTTGGAGAAGTAGCATAAGCTGCATTGTATGCAGCAACAACAGTAGCAAACGGTTTTGTAAAATCATTTATTACACCTGTAGCATCATTTCCATTATCTTTATCTACAAAATAAACATTTCCATAATTAACAGAACCGCCAGGTATAGAAATATTAAATTGATCGCCATTACCTTTAGTAAATGTTAATGTGCTACCAGCAATTGATGCAGTATTAATATATGTCGGTGCATAACTACTAGTATCAGCTAATGATGAAGAAATAGAATTAACAACATAAGATGCAGTTAAAGCATATGAAGCGGTAGTTGCTGTAGTAGCACTATTTGCTTGATTTGCGATTAATGTATATGAAGCCGTAGTAGCAGTATCTGCTTGAGATGAACTATTAATATAATTAATATATGAAGCTGATACCGCATATGACGCAGTTAATGCACTTACCGCTCTGGATGATGATACTGAAAAACTAGCAGTTCCTTGCAAAGATGCCGTTACGCCAGCAGTTGCAACGATAGATCCTGTCACTGTTAATGAACCAGTAATCTTTAAAGAATCTGGTTCCGAACCCATTAATACTTCATATATATCAGAAACATAACTCGCAGAAATTAATCCACCAGGAACAATTTGTGCATAGTTATTAGATAGTACTCCCATTACATCCCTTTTTCTATAAATATTAGAAACGGAAATTAATATGGAACTACTCGACCTCTGATATCAGAATTAGGAAATTTAACTTCGAAGATACTAGGATCTAATGATGGATATATAACTCCGTTGCGAGTAGCTGTTTGTAAATTATATACATTACCAGAATATCCAGCAATTTGATCATATAAATTTAAAAATGTAACACCGATAACTGACTGTACACCTTTTGTATTAGCTAATAAAGTAATTAGATCTGATTTTATAATAGGTTGATTAATTTGCCAACGGTCTATATTAAAATATTGTTTTACCGAATTAATACATTTTAATAAAACTTCATTGCTATTAAAATTAGGTAGTACTGAAATTTCAAAATCTATACCGATATTAATAATATAAGCATCTTTAATATTTACAGCATCCGTTAAAATTCTATAATAATCTAAATATGTTTTTAAATTTTCTTTTACTGCTTGATTTGCATGTATTAATTGTTTATTTGCATCATATCCTAATACATACATATTCATTGCTAATGGATTAGCAATTGTTTGAGTTTGAAATTCTTGTTGTGTTATTTGATCATCAGGAACGATATATGCTTTTGCTATACTACCATATTTAGGTGGCATTGAATATGCTCTAATAATATAATCTTCTTTAGTTACTAAACGATTTTGAGTGGCAAAATTTGCCATTGCATTATTTTTAATTTCTTGTATACTATCATTTGTTTTAGCACCCGCAGCTGGTTCCGGATTATTAACTGCTAATGTACTTTTTACAAAATTCACAACCCCAGCACTATTTGTAGAATTAACATTATCATTATATTCTACATTATCAATTAATCTCAACGTATTTGCAGAAACATTATCAGCAAAACCATTACCGATTGTATATGTAACTGCTAATGTTGTATTAGAAGGTGCTTGTCCATATGTTCTAGTATATAAAAAATTAGATGGATCTAAATCAACATTAACATCTCGACGAAATGCAGATAATCCGTTACCTACATTATCTGGATTAGGAATAATTTCTTCATCATTATTATCAGATATACCTGCTCCAAACTGTAATTCTAATTTACCGTCACTACGCAATCTAGTTGTATATCGTTTAGATGTTTTCTTTAATTTTAATAAGCTACTAACACCGGAACGATATTGATATAAATCTGGATCATTTTCTATTAAGTTAGGTACTTCTTCGAATATAGTATCTTGTGCTAAATATGGTACTTGGTACCAAATATCACCATCAGTTTCTTTCACAGATATAATTTCTATAACATTAGAATCAGGTAATACTACTTTATCATATGCTACCGGTGATGAAAATGTAAAATTAGATGTTTTAGTTTGGCCGCTAATAGCTTTAACCGATTTCTTTAACATGTAATATACAGGCTGATTAGTAGCATCATCAGTTTCATATGCAGTTACTTCAGTTGGATCAAATGATGAAGAAAATCTAAAATCTACAGTATCCATTGTACGGAACACCGCGGATCCGTTTTGTTGTTTAACGCGCATTCCTGGTTTTATAGTTAATGCATAGTTATAATCTGGCGCGACATTAACACCAGACCCGATAGCCGGAACTAATTGATATACATCTAATGTTACGTGAGCTGGTATTGCATTGTTCGGTACGTATCCAACTGCGCGAGCTAAATCAAATATATTAGCACGTTCAGTTGCTTGGTCTAATAATGATTCCCGTAAATTTGTATCAGCATAATAAGTTAATACATCTCCAACATATGATGCTAATTCTAAAAAAATCATTCCAGGAGATGATTCATTAAAATCAGTATATGTTTGTGGAAAATATTGTTTTGTAAAATTAATAAGATTCTGTCTAATTTGACCAAAATCTTTTCCTAAATATGCTATATCTTTTTTCGTAGTTTCCATTTATTTACCAATCATTGAACTAACATTGTATTGTCAGTTACAAATATTTTTATAGTATCTGTGCTAAAATTTTGCACTGTATATGTTAAATGTATTTCAACGGTATGAATTAATGTAGAATCATCTTCAAACGTTTTAATATCAATATTTTCTATAACAATATATGGCAACCAATATGAAATAGGACCACGGATTGTATCATCTACTGTTTCTTTAAATTCAAATGTATTTGGTTGAAATAATAAACCTAATAAATCGGTACCATATTCTGGAAGCATATACCGTTCACCGAGTTGTGTTAATAAAAGGTTTTTTAAATTTTCTTTTGCTTGTTCCGGAACAGTATACAATGTAGTAAAAATATTGTTTTCATTACCTATTTTTACTCCCAATCCAATTGGGTTTACTGTATTATTTTGTTGTACAGGTGATACTGATTCATAAACAAATGCCATTTATTATCCTTTTTTCTTATTCATTGCTTTCATTAATGCTGAATAATCTCGAGTCATTGCTTGTGCGACTTCTGGTGTTACATCATAAACTTTACCGGTTTCTGGATCTTCCATTACTTTAGGAGTTGCTGTAGTCGATTGCATCTGCTGACGCATCATACCAAACCCTTGAGCATCTTTTGATGTAAACCGTAATTCATCCATACCTTCAGTCATTAATTGTGCATAATCAGTTAATGCATTGCTATTTGATTCTACTAGTCCATCTGTTTCATTTAAAACCGAAGCCCATTTATTTTCAGAAAACTGTACTTTAGGTTTTCTACTAGATTCATTTACCATTCTAGGTGCTACTCGTACCGTTTCAGTTTTTACTGATTTTTTTGGCTGAGCCATCTCATTAATTGTTGATTGTAACCCTTCGCGAAGAATTTCCGTTAATTCCTCTTTAATAACTTCACGTACGGCAGTTTTAAGTGCTTTTACTAATGTTTTTGTATCCATATGAGTCTTTTATATAAATATTATGTCCATGAATTTTGTGAAGCCTTAGGGCCATATATAGTTTGCGTAGCTATATCAATATAATAATCACCTATATTTCCTAAATTATTATTAGGTGCACCGTTACCTCGTAAAACTTTAGATGGAGCTTCAATTAAATTTTGTACAACATCTAATTGATCTTGTATCAATGTATTAATTTCAGTAACACGTTGATCTAAATCTACATCAGATACGTTAACGCTATCATAAAATTCACTAGGATATGTTGCATTAATTAATGCAGCTTCTGGAGATAAATTACTATCTGGAGTATCTGTATTATTTGTTGATACATTATTATTAATATTCAATATTGAATTATCATTTCCAGTACCGCAGATAGAATTTAATTTACGTTCTGTTTTAGCAATTAATGAGTTTGCTTTATTAGTAATCTTATTGATTATTTTTAATAATACATTTAATATGTTAATAACAGCTGTTATACCAGCTATTAAATCAGCAATAGTTTGTAATGTTTGATTTTTAGGTCCTTCTGGTACACCGATTACCGCAGGAATTGCTAACAAAATAGTAGATGTAATATTAGCTATTCGAGCAGCTGCTTGTAAATTAGAAGCTAATGGTTGTAATCTTTGATTAATACGATTTAACTCATTAATTATAATTTTTAATTTAGCTAGTTTTCTTTTTAAATCTAAAACCTTAGGATCATTGCATTTTACATTTTTTCCCAATGATGCTAATCTTTGTTGTAGTTGATCAAATACTTGATTGAACTTTTCTAACTGTTTATCTACAACAGGTTTTATTCTACTGATTACCAAATTTGGTAATTTTGCTGCTTGATTAAATGGAAATACCGATGACATTAATTTTCTCCTTTGTCTTGTCGTATTTTTATATTGTCAATTTTGTCAATTAAATCTAAATACTTATCAACAAAGGCATTACTTGGATTAATACAAATTGGCATATTATTACTATCTAATAATCCACCGGTTGATAATAAATTAAAAAATAACCAAAATAATTCTTTAACCGGTGTACTATGTAAACCATACTCTTTTTCAGAATTCGATTTATTTCCAATTACAAGTAACGGAGAATTTAATTCAATTGCTAGATTTGAATCTAATGCAACTACATCGGTTTTTGATTTTAAAATAATTCGATCTGCTACACCTACAAACTGAGATTTTGAAAATGCAGTACTGGTATTATCACTATAGTTTAAAGTATTATGTAATTTTAAATTATTTAATCGTTGTGTGCTAGTTAAATATAAAGATGATGCATCTTCATTAATATTTTCAATTGTAAATTTTTTCGGTTCTGAATTTATATGACCGTTTGAAATTACGATAATTGGATCTGTTTGATTATCACCTGACCATGGTGGTTGTATAGAATAATTACTGCTATTAATATTAGTACTACCAATACGTATAGTATTTCGATATCGTCCTTCGAATAATAAATCGCCTTTGAATGGTTGTATTGTTGATGACAATACATCAACGAATTCATCATCTTTTTTAAATTCGTTAGATATAATTGGTAATATATTATTGTTAATATTTGATTGTATGCTAATTAATGATAAATAATACCATTGATAATTACGATTGATAAAACTAGTTGTAGAATCATAACCTTGAAATATTAAAACCGTTTCACCTTTAATTGGAATTTGTTTTACATTTATATTTGCCGGCTTAACATTTTCAATAACTTTTTTAGTAACATTTTGTTTAGTTATTACATTGATAGTAAAATCACCATTTTCTTGTTTATATGTATTTGGAGAATCTATAACTTCTCCAATATAAAAATTAACTTTACTTTGATCAATCATTAGATTCCTTTGTTAACTTTTGTTTAACATCGGCAATTTTTTGTGTTAATATTTTGTCTTCTTGTTCAATATTATCAATTTCTTCTTCTAATTCAGCAGTCATAGTTTTTTCAGCAATACGAAGTAATTCTTGTTTTTCTTCATCGCTAATTAATCCATCAGCACCAGATATCGTTTGTTTAGTAGAAATATAACGTTGAACAATAGCAGTTAATTTAACGAGATGATCGTCATTCTTAACTGCTACGTCTAGATATTCTTTGATTAAAGGAACAATGATAGTTGCATCTGATGCATTTCGTATCAATGGTTGTAATTGAGATATAAGCTGATTTATTTGTCGATCTTTCTTTTTTGAATTGTGATATACATCGGACATTAAATCAGCAAAACTTGTTCCTTTAAATAATTCATCATTCTTGTCCATATGTAAAATCCTTTAATAATAAATATTAAAAAGGCAATTTTATGAAATTTGTACGTTCATATGCTTTAAAATTATCTTCATAAATTTGTTTTAATGTTTTCACTACTCGTGTTACTGCACTTGTCTGTGACGCATCTAATCCGGTACGTTCTCTGATTAAAATATACAAACGCTTTTTATTAAAATCTTCGATATGTTCTCGATGTTCAAAAATATGAAGAATTGAATCAGCAACATGTATATCTGTAGAGTTTGTAAAAATATAATTTAAATTATCATAACAATGTTGTACATATGCCGACATAAAATATTGCAATGTTTCTTGCATTTCGTCGTTATGCATTTCTGTTACTACGTTACGCTGTTCATCTATATCTAACTCCTGTGTATCTGCTTTTAATTTTCTATAAGCTCGATCATTTTCGCCAATTAAATAGTTATACGATGTTCTAGTATAATATGAATATGCTTTACCAAAATTAGGATCAAACTTATTTAATCGTTCTGTTAAAAATGTAACTAAATCTGTTTGCAGGTCTTGAAAAGTAGAATCAATATAAGTAGGTTTAACTGTATTAATTAAGTTTTCAGCCATCTTCATGAATGCTGGATAAATAAACCTACGATATATTTTTTCTCGTAAAATTCCATTCTCTGTTTTATTATATGCTAATATTGCATATTCAGTTATTTTAGTAAAGTATATATTACTTTTCTTCTTTTTCTTCGCCATCGAATGTTTCTTTTAATTCAGTTATTGTTTGTAAAAGCATATTAAATGTAGTTCCTGCTTCATCTTCCGCTTCAAACGCACCTTTATGATCAATTTGTTTCATGTTATCATA